CGATGCGTCCCGCGGCTTCGATGGAGGCTGCCATGCCCAAGAGCCTCCGGTAAGTGGCTTCCATCTTAGTCCGCGCCGCAAGAATCTCTGGCTCGGTGGGCACCTCGTTGCGCGTGAAGAAAACGCCGAGGTTGCTGAGATCGGATCCGAAGCTCCACCACTTGGCGCCGGCGGTGATCGGATTGATGATGTCTTGCGCCAGGAATTCTCCGCTCACGCTGTGCGTTTTCATTTCCTGTTCGACGAAGAAGCTGTCCCGCCACACGCTCGGCAACACCAGCGGCGTGGAATATGGTTGTCCCGGTTCGCATTCGAGGATCGTGAACGTTCCCGCGGATCCTTTCTCGACTACGTGTCGCAGCGAGCCCAGGTTGAAGATGTACACTTTGTATGCTGGATCGGGACTGAACTGCGCGTTGTCCGGTGTGTAGACGAGTGACCCGTTCATGGCCTCCTCGCGCAGTCGCGCTTCGCGTAAAGCAACCACAGTGTCTGGCGGCATAACTTCCTCCTGATTTTCCTGATTTATCGGTGCTGCTTGTGACCGAGGCCCATCTTCTCGACGATTTGATCGCGCGAGATCTTCATGCCTTGCTGCTGCTTCTGCACGCGCTCCATCCAGCGTTCGCGATTCGATTCGTAGCTGCCGGCCACCCCGCCGAACGCCGGCGCGGCGTCCATGTACGCGTCGAAGATCTGTTTCGCGGCGCGCTGCCGTTCCACCAGCATGCGGTTGCGCGTGGCGGCCATGCGCTGTGTGAAGGTGATGTCCTGCTCCTTCAGCAGATTCGGAATGATCAGGTCGATGATCCAATGCGTCAGCGGCATGGCATCGATGATCAGCATGTTGTTTTCGACGCGACGCGTGAACAGGTTGAAACTGGCCGGAAAATACAAGCCGCGCTCCGGATACGGTCCGATGCCTGGCGCGTCCGCTTGCCAATCCCAGGTGAGCTGATACCACACCTCGGGCGTGCCCAGGCATTCCGGCGCTTTCCACACGTCGACGAACCACGCGGGAATTCCGCCATGCTTCAAGATCTGGAACTGGCCGCGCTTCCCGTTGGCGTCGACGCCGTAGGCCAGGTCCACTTCGTTCTGGCCCCACACAATCTTGAAGTTCGGCTGGCCGTAGCGATTCTTTCCGCCGATCGCGCTGACGTGCTCCTGGTATTCGCGAGGACACTCGCGACGTTCCATGCCAGGGATGGTCCAGCTCATTGTGTGGAGACCAGAGCGACGAGCTTCTGCTTGAAGTAGATCTCGTCGTAGCGCAGGATCAGCAACTCTTCACCGTCGATGTTCACTTCGACGGCGCCGTACTTCGAAAATAAAACGATGTCGCCGGCTTTGAGCGGGAGGGGCTCGATCCGGTCGCCGATCAACCGACCTTCACCGACGGCAATCACGCGCCCCTTGCTCGATTTCACTTGCGCGATGTCCGGAACGTGCAAGCCGTGCTTCATGGCCTCGTCATCTTCGAGGCGCTTCAGCAGCACGCGATCGCCCAGAGGTTCAACGTTTTCGATCATAGCCGCGCGCTCACTCCGGTCTTGGCGATGGCGTCGATCAGATCCATGGTGCCCTGGTTCTTCTTGGCCTCGGCGAGCGCTTCGTCGACCTGCTGCAACTGGTACAGCAGCTCGCGCTTTTTCATGGTCAGCAACTCGGTGATGGTCGGACGATGCGGCGCGACGCCCAGGCCGTAGCCGGATTCGATAGTTTTCGCTTGCGCGAGCGCGGCGTCGTAGTGCGGCATGGTTTCCTGCTGCTGCGGTTCCGGTGGGAAATCCGGTACGAATTCTTCGGGCATTGATGTTCTCCTGATTACCTGATTTTGCAGCAGCTCCGCATCCGCCCAGACTGCGGAGCCGCTGCGTGGTGCGACTGAAGGGTAATACAGAATCAGCTGAAGTACCCACTGGGGATTTGCGCATTCTGAATGAACGCCCCGGCACGCACGTTCGAGTTGAACACATTGAACGACGTGACGAAGTAGAACACCGTGGACGCGTTGATGCCGCCAGAGGCGCCGATCGTCGGGAACACCGTCTGCCCGTTCACGTCGTACAGGTCGGAGGCCTTCAACTCGCCGATGCCCCAATACTTCAGGCACAGCGCGTCGACGCGCCCCGGTGTCGCGTGCACGGACTTCACGATGTCGTAACCGACAAACGTCGAAGGCGTGTACTTTTTCAGCATGTCCTGCGAGGAATCGCCTTTAATTTCCTGCTGATTAGTGATGGCCACTTGGATCGCCAGGTTTTCGACTGCCGCTGCCTGGTCCACGTTCATGTACCACACCAGATCCGCAAGAGCCGGCGTTTCGTTGCCGAGTGCCAGAGCAATCTTAGACACGACCAGACGCCCGATCGGGATGGTAATCGCGGCACCGGCAAGATTCACCGTGGGCGTCGAAAGACGTCCAGGGAAGTTGCTGCGCGCCAGGCCGTTCAAGGTGCCGGAATTGCCGTTCACCTGGTAGGCCTTGATGCCCATGATCGAAGTGTTGGCGCCACCCGAGGCGCCGTTCACGATGAGCAAATCTCCCGCGGTGGTTCCGGCCGGAAGCGATTGCGCGCTCCAGACCGTATTCACCACGCCGTCGACGTAGCTGATCTGGAACGATCCGCGCGATACGCCGCCGACGCTTGGGAAAACTTGCACCACCTGGTTGTCGTAAAACTGGTTGGCATTCGAAACAACGATGTTCGAGAAAGACGGTCCCGCAGGTCCGGTTCCGGAGTTCGGCGTCGTCACTGTCGCGAGCGTGCCAGAGCCGTCGCCCTGCAGGTCCGCATCCAGATTCGATTTGAACTGCTCCAAAGTATGCGTGAACTCGGAAGCCTTCACCTGGACGCGAGACTTTTTTCCAGTCTCCGTCGACCAAAGTGCTTGCGCCGTGATTTCGCATGCTTCGGAGAAACTGATCGGCGTCAGGAACTGCGCGGCATAGAGAGATCCCGTGCCGCGGCCCATGTCGCCGCCGTCTGCCGAGAACTGCTGGTGCGTCGATCCCGCCGCGATGCGCATCGGCACGCGAAGAGATGGACGCCCTGTGGGATCGTACGTGGAGCCCGAGCCGCCGCCTGTCGATGTCGACATCGGCAACACGCGCCCCGCTTTTTTCAGTCGCGCGTACAGCGTATCTTCCGTGAGCATCAAGTCCGGAATTTCTTCGCGGACCGTCTCCAGTTCGACCGCTTGTACCGCGGCTTCGTTGAGAGCAGCCATGTGGCTACTCCATGTATGTGGACTTACCCCGTGCGGTTTCGCTGCCTGAGTCAGCCGGCTTCGCTGCTGCCGTGTGTTGCGGTGGTAGTGGTGTCAAGAGTTCTTGACACTTACTGCATTGCGTTGCTCGAGGCGCGAGTTTTCCGGTTTAACGAGACTCCGACTCGATCGCGATCCGCGAGAACGCAAAATTTTATTTCGCCGCTGCCGGCACCGGGTTGCCGGATTCATCCACCCACGTCGCATTGTCGTTCGAGTAGATGCGATGGCCGGTTTTCGGATTGAACGCGAAGTACGTATAGCTCACGTACCCCGGCGGCAGGTTCTGCACGCCCGGCGGATTGGCTTTCGGAGCCGGTCTTACTTGTGGACTTTTGCGGCCAGCCATGTTCCGAAACTCCAGCCGGCGCCGGCGAGAAACGCGTACACCAGCACCACTAGCGCTTGTAGGCCTGTGAAATGATCAGGCATAACCCACCCCCGTACGAAATGTACGAAATGTCACCACCTGGCGAGGCGACCGTCTTTCAGATAGGCCTGGCCGTGTCCGAGGGTCATCGAGCCGAGCCACGCGGCTTTGTCCGTGCGATTGAAGTCCACGTCCGCGGTTTTCGGCCGGCCGGCAACCGTGCGAGTTCCCGTTCGTCCGGTGCCGGCCGACGACGGCGATCGACGCCCCATGCCTGGCGCCTGACCGCCGCCCAGGAGATTAAACTCGCGTACCAGTTTTTTCACCACGCCCGAGGCCTTGGCGCGCGCCGCGGTGACGATGAAGCGTACCGCGCGATCGTGATTGCCGGCGTTCATCACCGACTTGTAGTTGTCGGCGTAGCCTTTCGCGGTGTTCACCTGGCTGGCGAGCTCCTCGTTGATGGCTTTCCGGAGCCGGTTGCCCACGTTCACGCTGATCTTTTTGCCGGCCAGCTCAGAGCGCAGCAGCTGATTGATGTGCGCCATCATCTGGGTGTTGACGTCGTTGCGAATGCGCCCGTAGAACTCACGGGTGCGCTCGGTCTGTATCTCCTGGCGCTCGTTCTCGAGCTTGTCGCGTTCGCCCTTCAGTGGATCCGGCGCTTTGGCGCGCGAGGCGAAGTTGCGCAGATCGAGCAGAAACTGCTTCAGCTCGCCAAAGTATTTGCCGATGTCTTCGAAGCGTTCGCCGGCGATCGCGGATTCGAGCGCGTTGACGGTGGCCAGCACGCCGGTGCGATCGAGCGCCTTGTACATGGGCATGGCGAGCGCGCGATCGTGCGCCGCGAGATCGAGCGCTTCGAGCTTCTCGAGTGCCGGCCCGACCAGCGCTTTGAAGCCGTCCGGATATTCTTTCGCCCAGGTTTCCACTAGCACCGGATCGCCTTGCTGGAAACCTTGCTCCATCATGCGGCTGGCTTCGACTTCTTCGGCCATCTCGGCGATGGCTTCCGGACCGCCATGGGTCTCGAGGAGCTCCGCGGCCGAGCGCAATTGCTGCAGGCCTCCGAGCTTGCCGAGCTGCGCCTGCTTGAACAGTGCGTCCGAGATTTGCCGCTCGAGTTGCGGATAGCGTTTCGCGAAGTCTGGATTGGCTTCGCTCAGCTCTCGGATGGCTCTTCGGATTTGGGTGGGAAGAGCCCTGGCGGTTCGTTCGTCGCCTGGTCTTCGCTCACCTTCTCCTTCTTCGCCTTCGGAGCGCGCTTCACCGCTCTCCGAACCTTCCCCTTGGCCTTCGCCTTCGGTTTCTTCGCCACCTTCGCCACCTCCCAACTCTTCTTCTGCGGTGCCTGATCCACCGCCGTCATCTCCGAGCAGACCGAGTTCTTCGCCATCCATGTAGCCTCCTGATGTTCCTGATTACCTGATCTCTACTGCACCGGCGGTGCGCCGTTGGGCTTGGCCGGCGGCGCCGCAGCTCCTGGTGCTGCTGGCGGCGCGCCAGGCAGCATTGGTGGCGGCTCCGCGACGTCGCCGGGACCGAGGGTGATGCCGGCCTCTTTGGCCAGCTGGATCTGGCCGGCCGGCGGCAGATCCTTGAAGTTCAGCGATTGCGACACCGGCTTCTGCGGTGTGGGCTGCGCTTGCGCTTGCTGCGCGGCGAGCGCGGCTTTGTGTTCCTGGTAATGCAGCTTCACATTCGCGAAGCCGTCTTTGTTCTGCTCCGCGGCTTTGATTCCCGCCGGCGTGTTGGCCCAGGTCTTGATCTCGGCCATCTCATTGGCGTGGTCATCGAACTCTTCGTCGATCGGGATCGAGCTTACGAGCGGCGGAATCTTTGCCGCGGCCTCGGCGAGCTTCTGCTGCGCGAGGAGGATCTGTTCCGGCGGCGTGCCGGGCGGCGGCTGCAACTGGCTCATGCCCTGTTGCGCTTCTTGGATCTTCGGATTCGGCAGCGGTGCCGCCTCGAGCAGCAGCATGGTTTCGCCTTGCTGCTTGGCGGCCGCGGGAGCTCCAGGAATAATCAGTTCGGGCAGGCCGGTCTTGTCTTTGGCGATCGCCAGATTCCGCGGGATGGCCAAGATCGCTTGCAGCACCGGATTGGTGGCCGCCGCGGTCATCAACTGCGTCCACACCGAGCGTTGCGCCACCCAACTCTCGGGGAAATTTTCGTCTGTGTCCGGATAGCAGCGGATGTTGCCCTTCAGATCTTCCGGATTGACGTTCAGCTTTTCTTTGACGCCGCCGGCGGCCGGCACTTCTCCGCTCATCGGCGAATTGCGGAACTTCGCAGCGCACTGCACCGCCTGGCGAATGATCTTGGCATAGCTGGCTTTGATATTGCGCCAGGTCAGGCCCACGCGGCCGAGCGCCTGGTCGCGTTGGATCTGCATGCCGCCCATGGTGTCCGGTTGGCCTTCTTGGCCTCCGAACAATGCCGGGAAGGCGCCGCACAGAAACTGCGAGAACTCTCCGAATAAGCTCTGGATATACAAGAGCAGGCCTTCGGCCAACTGGATCTGCGGCTCGACGAAGATATTGCCGGCGAGATCTTTGTCCGGCCGGCGTTTCATTTTCACGTACTGATTCGGTTTGCTGTTCAGCTCCGAGAGCGCTTGCGCATCGATCGCTTCACTGTCCACCCACTTGATGGGGATCAGGTGCATGAAGCTCTCGTGCACCAGGTCCATGCAATCGTTCAGCTTTTCCTGTAGCGGGATCAGCGGCGATCCGAGTGCCGGGCGGTGCATGCCGTCGCCTGGCCGCGAATGCGTGAGCGTCAGGTGATCGTCCATTAGCTCGCGGCGCGCTTCGACGATGCAGTGCCCGACGATGCCGACGTAGCAGCCTTTCGGAAACGTGTCGTACAGCCACTGGCGCTTCGGCTCATCCTCGATCTCGCGATAGAACGCCGGGCGGAACCAGCACAGCTGCTCGGTGCTCAAATAGGTCATCGCGTCGTTGGTCATGTTCGACGGACGCATGCCCATCATGATGGAGGTGCGCGCCAGGCGCGCGTATTCCATCTCCGCGGTGAGCGTTTGCATGGCTTTCAGCTCATCCGCTTTGCGCGGATACTTCGTCTTCATGCGCGTGAGATCGCGTTCGCGGCTGATGATTGCGAAGTCGCAGGCCTCGATGGAGTTCGCCTGCATGGAAAGTTTGCTCTCGAGCGACCCAAGCATCTCGATGACTTCCTGGCCGCGCGGTTTTCCGCGTGGAAAACTTTCCGTTTCTTCGCCGGCTTTTTCTCCCACCTGCGGCAGGTAGGCGAGCTCGTCGGAGATTTCCGATTGCGTTTCGTAGCCGAAGCGCTGCCCATCGATGACGTAGTGCGTGTATGCGAGGCAGCGGCCGTCGGTCCACAGGAAGCGGCACAGTTCTTCCTGCTGCACGATCATGTCGTTCTGCCGCTCGATCAGCTTGCGCGCGTTGTCGGAAGATTCCGACGCCGTGACGTCAGAGGGATTCGTCGGATCGTCAGGCTCAAATCGTACGGATGGTGTGCCGGCCGTCAGCGAAGCGACGATGGTATCGCCGAACGCCAAGTAGATATTGGTCTCTTGATTGTGATCATCGTAAGACTGGCCGCCGACCAAGATAAGCTGCGGCAAGACCCACGCGCCGTTTTTTCCGGGCAGCAGATACTGATTGCCGCGCCAGAAGTAGCGCGCCTTCCACGCGTCACGAACTTCCATGCGATACGACGTGAGATCCCGCTGCGACGCTTTGTTCGCGAGCGTTTTGAGGATGCCCTCTTTGTCTTCGCGGCTGAAGCCGCTATCGTCTTCCTCATCGAGATCGACGCGATCCTCTTCGGTGACCGCATCAACTTCGCAAAGCTCGCCCGGTTCGAATTCCTCCTGTTCTTCCTCGTCGTCTTCCTCGCGCTCATCGCGATCGAGCGGTTCGTCAGCCATGCTTTGCGCTCATGAACGCCAGCGCCAGCCGTGCGCGGTGCCCAGTCTTTCCGGACGCATGCTTTTTCTTTTCCGCGTATGCACGTGTGGACATTCCTGCTCGTTGCGCCGCGGCTTTGAACACGCCCTTGGTGCCGCGGTGCGCGATGCCTTTGGAAACTTTTTGCATCCATCGTTCTGCCACGGTAGGATTCACCTCCTATGCGAGTGATCAGGGACTGGCATGGCAGGATTCTCCCCATCCACGGACACACGCGAAAGCGCGTGATGTCTCCCACTTACCAAACTTGGCGCGGCATGATTCAACGCACGACGAATCCGAAGGCCGCGAACTTTCCGCGTTTCGGCGGCAAGGGCATCAAGGTTTGCGCTCGTTGGCGAAAATCTTTTCTTCACTTCCTCGAGGACATGGGCGATCGTCCACGCGGGATGACACTCGATCGCCGCGATACGCGTAAGAACTACTGCAAATCAAATTGCCGTTGGGCTACCCATCATCAGCAGATGCTCAATCGCAAGAATGTCGGGCGGCCGCGTAAGAGTTAGCCAGCCGGCCGCCGCTCTTGAAACTGCCGCGCCCGGCATACGCGCCGCCGAGGCCGGTGGGCAACGGAATCTTGCGATCGGGCACCACTGCTTCACCCTGGTGCAATTGATATTCGCCGGCGCCAGCTGGTGCGCGAGTGGTGGTGGGCTCGGGCGCCTTCGATCGGTAGAAGCTCAACACGTGCGCGGGAATCACGGTCTCGCCGCCGTGCATCTTGTACACGCCGGTCTGCGGCACCAGTCCGCCCTCCTGGAATCCCTCGACGCGATGCAGCGGCGCATTCACGTTCGCTTGCATCGCAGCGAGATACGGATTGTCACCGCCGCGGCCGCCGCCCAGGTGAATGCCTCCTTGCTTTGGCGCCTTCGGTGCTACCGTCGGCGTGAGGGCCGCGCCGACATCGCCGGCGGGAGACAAGCCGGGCGCTGCGCCTGCGGAAAATTCCGGCGCCGTCGATCCGCCTTCTTGCATCGAGCCTTTCGGATACGGAATGTGATGGCCTTCTTTGCGCGCCATGCCGATCTGGATAGCCGTAGCTTGCGCGGGATTTTTGACGATGGGACCGCCCGGTCCCGAGTGCAGTTTGTGTTCTCGGTACAGTTTCTGAACTTCAGATGCTGGCATTGTTTAGAGCAGTGCGTCCTTGATGCGGCGATCGCGCTGCCGCTTCACCTTGGCCTGATCGTTTTCGTTGTCGTCGAAATCGAGCGAGTCGTCCTGGGTCACGCTGGTCGGCGTGCCCACGCTCAGATTCACGATACGCCCGAGCACCGCGCCATCCGCTCCGGTAAACCACACCTCGTGCGCCGGCACGGCCGGATCATTTAACACCTGAAAAATCTGCGGCTGCAGGATGGTGTAGGGCACTAGCTGCGGATACAGGCGCGCATTCACGCGAGCGACAAACGACTGCGGAAAGCGATTAAACCCGGCGCGAATCATGGCCTGGCTCAGCACCGCGCCGTTGGCGTTGATGTTTTCACCTGTGGACATGAATCGCTCCAGACCGGAAAATTTCTCATCCGTTTCATCGCGCTGAATGTACAGCGTCAGCCCGCCATTGTGTTTGACGTATCTAGCGGTGCTCATCGTTCGAACTCGTTGCAGCAACCTTGCTGTTCGACCAGGCCTTCGACTTCTTCGCACGGCGACAGCGGATCGCGCGGATGGGCCATGTGTTTACAGCTCATGCAGTGGGTGTCGCCTTGGTCGGTGTAGCCGGCTTCGCCTTTGCTGATTTTGGTGATGCGCCAGGTATGCTCCAGACGAGTTGGATGCGGAACACCGTTGACGTACAGTCCACAGACACCTCCAGCGGCGATGTCTCCAGTAACCTCCAAACACTCGCCCGTATTGCGAACGAATTTCCAGCACGCCCCGCAGCGTGCGCCGCCGGCGCGATGGATCGATGCAGGTTTGAAGTAGAGAACCGCGGCTTTGGAATCTTTGTGCTCACTCATCAGTGCCATTCGCAGGTGATCGTCGGCAAGATCAGCAGATGCCCGACGACCAGGTGCTCGAAAACTTTCTGCAGCATCAACATGTGCTCCTCCGGAAGAACAAACACGGCCTCCCATCCGCATTCACACTTACTCGTCAGCACACCGGCCACGGCCGGCGAAAGCGTGATGCGGTGCAGGTTGGTCCACTCCGGAGGAGCCAAAGGATCACCTCATCAAGCCGATGTCTGATCCGCCCATCCCGCCGCGATCTTCGGCGCCACCGGCTTCGCCGGCGACTTCGTAATCGTCCTTGCCCATATCGCCGAGGTGCTCGGTGTCTTCCATGGCGTGCGCGCCGTGCGCGTGCGCTTCTTCGAGCGAACCGTGATCGGCGTGATGCACGTGGCCGTCCTCGTGGTGGGTCACGGAGTGATAGCCGTCGGGCGTCTTGTGCACGTGATGGCTGTGCGCCGGCCCGTGTTCCGCGACCACCTGCTTGATTTCGTCGTGGCCGCCCATCTCATGCACGCCGCCGGATTCGCCTCCGGTGGGCTTGGGTTTCTTCTGGCCTTTCGCCGGCTTCTTGCCTTTGGCCTCGTTGTAGCGATCGACCATCTGGCGATTGCCGCTCATTTTTCCGTCGAAGCTGTCAGCTCCCCGCATTGGTGTCCTCCTCGAGATTGATGTTCAGCTGGCCGGCCTCCACCGCTTTCACCTGGTCGGCTTCGCTCAGGTTGGCCCACTTCCGTTGCACTTCGCGCCACGGCAAACGTGTGCCGGTGGTCAGTTTCTCGAGCGCACCGCCAACGTTCGGACGCTGGTCCGTGCGCGTCACGTATTCGTGCTGCGCCGGCGCCTGCGCCTGGCTCATGATGGCGAGCTCGAGTCGCTCACACTTGCCTTGCAGGAATTCCAGATCCTTGCGCTGCTGTCCCACGATGCGCTCGAGAAGCCGCAACGCGCGTTCAACGCCGGCGCCGCCGATCGATGGTGAAGATCGCGTCCGAGTGCTGCGCTTTGGCCTGCAGCTCGAGGTAGCGGATGTACTTCTGGCTGTTCGAGGAGATTTTTTGAATCTCCCGCTGGTAGCGGACCTCGGCGGGAATTTCTTCGGCGTTGGCATAGCTCATCAGACCGTAGCGGAACGATTCGCAGACGTCGAGATAAAGTTCGTTGCCTTCTTTCGCGGCGTCTTCGATGTTCTTCTCATCGCGCATTAACTTCGGGATGGAGTCGATCACATCCGGACAGTTGTCGAGTACCGCGACACCGTCAGTGTCCAGGAGGGTGTAGCAGAGGCGCCAGCCGTCCACACGACGGTTGTTGGCCCGCTCCGGACGAGGTAGCTGCTGTTCGACGAACACATCACCCATCTTGTCGGCGATGCTGTGGAACTGATCGATCTTGCTGAATCGGTCAGGGGAAAGATATATATAGCTGACATGATCCGGCTTTTCTCCGGTGTGATTCGCCCCGCAGATCTTTTCCGCCACGAGCTGTTCGTTCATTTGCCGCAGTACAAGCTGGCGATAGCAGAGGATCACCGTGCGTCGAGCTTCGCGATCGAGTTCCGTCCGGAGTCGTACGCGGGTCCACCACAGCACCACCGTCGCGTGTTCAAAGCCCCAGTCAATCGACATCCACCGCGGCTGCCAATCCTCGAAGCAAACCTGCTCGAAGCGGACTACGTGGCGCGCGGGATCCCAGTTCTGAAAGAATTGCCCGGCGAGAATATCCCACGAGCCGGGGATCCAGGCCTGCCGCAGGATGGGATCGACGATGGACTCGAGCGTCGCGATGTAGTTCTTGTCATTGCGATAGACGAAATTGTCCGCGTAGGTCGAGTGCACCGCCTGATAGTCGCTTGGATCGTAATTGAGAGCCATCTCGCCGACTGGCTTTTTCGTGATCCACAGTGCTTTGACCCACCCGCTGCCTTTGCCGTTCGGGTTGGTGCCGCCAGCCATGCGCGGCCGCACCGCGTACTCGCGGTTTTCAAACCAATAGGTTTTAATCGGGCAGCGGTTCGACCCTTTGAGGAAGTCCCACTGGCGATATGTGAACTGTGTGAGTTCTTCCCAACCGATGAACACGAACTCCGCGCCCTGGTACTGCAAGAGATCGGCATCGTTCTTGATGTGGCCGAAAAAGAGTTTCGAGCCGTTGTGGAACGTGACGATGTGGCGGCTGGCGTTGTAGCGCCAATAGAAGTGCCGCGGGACCGTCTTCGTGAAGAGATCCTCGATCCCGCCTTTCTCCATCGATGTAAGCGTCCGCCGTACGAGTAGGCAGTTCGCGCCAGGGATCAGCAAACACTGCCCGATCGCTTCCCACAGCAAGCTCGTCGACTTGCCGCCGCCGCGGCCGCCTTCAAACAGCGGATACTTCGAGTCGCTTTCGTGGAACTCGCGCTGCTTCGGTTGCGGCGTGTAGTAGCGCGAGATGTCACTGAATTGGGACATGCCGCGTCACGATCTGGCGCATGTCGAATTCGGGCGCAGTGGTCGACTGCGCCTGATCCTCTGCGTTGATCGGACTCTTCGCCGGCCGGCCGAACATGTAGAAGCACGCCAGCTTGAAGGCGCTGAAGCGGATCTCGGAATTGCGGTGGTGCAGAAAAAACCGCCACTGCTTGATCATCTCGTCTTCCGGAAGATTGTTCTTCAGCAGCACGCGAATCGAGTACGTAGCCCAGTTCGGTTGTCCTGGCGCACGGCCCGAGCGCGGCACTTTGGCGTGTCCCGGTTTGAAACTGCCACCTGATTTTCCCACTTACAATCCTCCTACGTTGGGCGACTGCAGCAGCTTGGCCCACATCGTTCCTGGTCCACCGGTAAACGCGGTGGTGTTCACGCGCGCGAAGCGTGCGTTCTGCGGCACCGTGCCGATGATCGATCCGGTCAGCGTGGTCTGCGAAGTGCCAACGATGGTGTACTGCGCGTCGACATCATCGACCGCGGTTTCCAGTTGCAGCGCGACCGTGGCCGCCGTGCAGGCCCACACCATACTGAGTAACTGTCCGCCGGCGGGATCGAGCGCGAACTGCAAACCTTTCCCGACTACGGTAGTTTCGCCGACGTCGGTCATGATCTGCACGACCTGGCCGCCGTCAGGCGTTTGCGTGAAGGTGGCGCCGCCGGTCGAGTAGCCGATGGTGCCGATGCCTTGCGCGTTGATGGTCACGGCAGTGAGTGCGACCGAAGCCACGTTCACGCCGGTCGCGGTGCCAGTGACATTCACGAGCGCGCCAACCGCGGGAATATTTCCTTCCACCATCTTGACGTTGAGCACCACGGCGCCGGCGGTGTCAGTGACGCCGGTGATGTACATGCGCGCCGGCTGCTGTCCAAGCGGAAAGCTGCCCCAGGAATACGACGGCAGTCCGATGGTGAAGCCGCGGCGCGGGGTGATACTGGGCGGAACGGTCACGAATGGCGGCATGTCATCCTCCTGGCCCTTGCGGACCTGCCGGCCCACGCGGCCCAACCGATCCTGGCGCGCCTTGCGGACCGAGATCGCCCTTGGGACCAACGGCGCCGCGTTCGCCTGGCAAACCTTGCGGACCGCGTTGCCCGGTTTGTCCTGGCGGCCCTTCCGGCCCACGATCGCCTTTTTCTCCCGAGGCTCCGGTGTGGCCAGTCGCGCCGGCGGGACCGGCGGGACCAACGGCACCTCGATCACCGCGCAAGCTCTTCCACTGGCCGCTCGGTGCCAGCATGCGCACATCGCGCCCGACGAACCACAGATCGCCCGGCTTGGCCTCGCGCGGCTCTTCTTCCTGCTCGAAGGTTTCCATCGGACCGCCTGGCAATCCGCGTTCACCTCGCGGACCAGGCGTGCCGGCGGTGCCTTCGCCAAGCTGCGCGCGAATTCCGTGTGTATCCACGGCGTAGATCTTTCCATCGAGTGCGCGATAGATACGCAGCGCGCCGTTCTCGGGCGCCGGCGGCGGCGGAATAGCTTTGAGGTCGATGCAATCTTGGAAGCTCATACGGTCCACGTCAGCAGCGGCGGCGTTTGTGTCGACGGTGGCTGCAGCGCCTGCCACGCTGCGAGCAGCAGCGGCGTCATGGTGTTCTGGTAGAGAATCGCGGTGGGCTGGTTGATTACCTTGAACCAGGTGGTCACGACAACGGGCACACCGTCGACAGTGGCGTTCACGACCACGGCCGGATCGGGATTGCCGGCCGTCGGTCCGGTGGTGC